GACAAGGTCCGCAAGTTAGCGGATCGGTTCAATACGCCGGCGGACATGGCCAAGGCCTACGCCGAGCTCAACACCGAGTTCTCGCAGCGCGTCAAAGTGCCAGGTGAGGACGCAAACGAGGAGGACCTCGCCAAGTTCCGTAAGCTCATGGGCGTACCGGAAAGTGTCGACAACTACACATTGTCAAGACCCGATCACATCGATGAGGGTACGTTCGAAAGCGAAGAGTTCCAAGGTATGCTGCAAGGCGTCGTTGGTCGAATGCATGAGGCCGGCGCCACGCAAGCGCAGGTCGATGCAGCGATCGGAACATACTTTGAGCTCGAGGCTGCACAACAGGCAACGACCACACAGAACGACGAGAGGTTCCAGAAGGATGCCGAGGCTGGGCTACGTCAGGAATGGGGTGAGGACTACGACGCCAACCTGTCGTTCGCCAAACAGGCCCTGTCGAAGTTCGAATTCGGCGAGGACCTGAAACAGACGGAGTTGTCGAATGGCATGTTACTCGGATCCAACCCGGACTTTCTCCGGGTTATGGCCAACTACGGCCGCATGACTGGTGAAGGAGCATTACAATTGGGGCTGCGCGGCACGGAAGCCGGCACCAACTTGCAGAAGCAATACGACACGTTGACCGAGGATATGCATAACGCCATGGCTCTCGGCAACACAGAGAAGGCCAAGCGTCTTGATGCGGAACGTCGTGACATCGGTGAAAGCTTGTTTGGCACAGGGCCCGTACCAGGTCGCGCGGCGTGAAGACACGGATTCACGTCAATCAGCACGTGATCAAACGCAACCGGAAGACCGGCGCGTGTGATCCTGTACTGACGTGTAAAACACACAAGTCGAACGACTACGCTCATGAGGTCGAGATCAAAGGACCTTCGCGCGTCGTCTACCGACCGGATAAACCATTAAGCTGCGGGGCGCATGTCTGGATCGAAACAGAGGCCGATGTGGTTACACGATCGGATGTTGAAAGCTGACGGTTTCGACGACGCCGTCGTCGGTATCGGACATCGATGTGGTCAAATCTCGCTCCTCGTTTATGACGTGGAGAAGTGCGTCAACATTCTAATGACGCGTGACGGTATGACGTTGGACGAGGCGGAAGAGTTCTTCGAGTTCAATGTCGCCGGCGGCTGGCATGGAGCGGGGACGCCGATCTGGCTGTATCCGAACGAACTGAAGAATATTAATCTGGAGGATTACTGATGGCCGTATCAATTAAGAACGCGTTCATCAAATCCTACGGGAAGAAAAAGAAGAAGAAGCCGGCGAGACCCGGTAAGACGAAGACGACGAAGCCAAACAGAAAAAAGACAACCTAGAACATTTTCGCGCGCGGTGTGGCGGACGCTTCACTCCCTCCCTGGGCGTCCGCCACCCTTATTTTTTAGTTTCTTTTGAAACATGGGCTGAACCCGGTAACCGCCTCTGGCGCCCGAGTGAGGTCAACACAGTCGAAGAGGCGCTGATGCCTGGCATCGGTTAACCCGACCCGACCTGTCTCCCCGTAACCACTCGTTAAAGGAGACACATATGTCGACGAGTATCACAGCCGCCTTTATAGGCGACTACAACAAAGACGTTCACCACGTCTTCCAACGCGAAGGCGGTATGCTCAAGCCTACCGTTTACGTGAAAGATGGTGTCGTCGGTTCCACGGCTTACTTCGAAAAGCTCGGCACCGGTGTCGCTACAACCAAGTCGAGGCATGGCGAAATAACGCCTATGAACGTCAGTCATGTACAGCCGTCGGTTTCCCTTTCTGACTTTTACGCCGGCGACTGGAGTGACCTACTAGACGAAGCCAAGACCAACATCGAAGTTCGGATGAACTACGCGAAGTCCGGAGCTTACGCTCTCGGGCGCAAGTGCGATGACCAGATCATGACGGTCCTCGACAGCACGTCTCAAGGCACCATTTCATGGGGTGTTGGCACGTTCGCAGCCGTTCAGTCGAGCTTGTTGCAAATGGTCGAAGCTCTCGACGCCAACGGCGTTCCCAACGACGGTATGCGTTACGGCGTTCTCAGCCCACGCGCATATGCCCAAGCCATGACAGTCGATAGCTTTGCTTCGTCGGACTATGTCGGTGCCAACGGACTACCCTTCACTGAAGGCGCTCCAGGTCACCGGAAGTTCAAGTCCTGGATGGGTGTTCTGTGGTGTATGCACTCGGCCAACCCGGGTGTTGGTACGTCGACCTCAAAGGTCTTCGTCTATCACAAGAACGCTATCGGTTATGCAGTCGCCAAAGCTGCCGGCAACGTCGCCGGTAACGAAAGCGTCTCAGCCGATATCACGTGGCACGGTGATCGTGCGGCGTATTTCGTCAACCATATGATGTCGGGAGGTGCCGTCATGATCGACGACACCGGTGTGATCGAGGGCAACCTCAATGACACAACCGCCATCGCAACGTCGTAAGGAGGGTTTGGAACATGGCTTTTAACTCCGCAAACCTCACCCAACTTGCTCACGGCAACGGCTTCGCCTTGTGGCACTACACGTCGGCTGATGCGATTGCCACTGTGAACAGCGCCGGTTACTACAACGACGCCGCGGACATGCTTTCTGTTCGCGACGTGATCATCGTTGTCGACTCAAACACGCCGACGACCCACTTCGTCAACGTGTTGAGTAATACCGGTACGGTTGTCGATGTCAGCGACGGCACCGCCATCGTTGAGACTGACGGCGACTAAAACGTAGGCAGTAGGAGATGGCGAACGCGTCTCCTACTCTCGGTGGGTGGACGGCACAGGTTCGCTTGTGCCGTCCATTTCTTTTTAACTTGTTTAAGGATTTATAATGATCCGTTCACGGCTCGAAGACTTCGAATATATATCGCGGCTCAAGTTCGCGTCCACGCTCCGCTATATGACGTCTCATGAGGCAGAAGATATCCTCACGCCTGGGTACTTCAATAACGCCGGTCAATTCGTTGAGGCGGCTGATGAGATTGATGTGGTCTGCCGACACGACGACGGCTCCTGGACAAAGGGGCGCCTTGAGGTCGTATCCAAGACGGCAACCGACGTCACTGTCAGACTGATCGACAAATGGCGACACGGTGTGGCACCGGCGGCGCGTAACATGAAGGTTCACTACGTTCCCGGATCCAAGTCCTGGATGGTTAAGGCGGATAACGAGGTTATCGCCAAGAACCTGACTAAGGCGGATGCGGAATCGCTGGTCAGTGAGGCCGCCTGATGGCAGCGTCTGAAGTCAGTATTTGCAACGCCGCTCTGCAACTCATCAAGAACACCAAATCGATCACGGCCCTGACGCAGGGCACCAAGGAAGCCAATGCGTGCGAGGTCGTGTTCGATGAGCTCCGCGACACGATGTTGGAGTGTCACAACTGGAACTTCGCGACCAAGCGGGTTCAATTAGCGCGCCTGGCTGACGCACCGGCGTTCGAGTGGGACTATCAATACCAACTGCCAGCGGACTATCTCCGCGTCGTCCGACTGTCGGAGAACTCCGACGCGCGCGACAACTGCCCGTACCGGATCGAAAACGGCAAGATCTTGACCGATGCCAGTGAGATCTACTTACGATATGTCGCGCGGGTCGAGGATCCGAACTTGATGCCGGCGACGTTTCGGACGGCGATGTCAAAACTTCTCGCTTCGCGCCTGGCTGTCGCGCTCGCTCAATCCGCGGCGTTGTCGAAAGAGATGTACACGCAATACACCGGCGAGGATCTACCGACAGCCAAGTCGGCCGACAGCATCCAGGACTATCCGGAGAACCTCCCTGAAAGCCCCTGGGTCACGACCCGGTACGGCGGATATGTCTATTACGAGCCCGGGGATCCGCCCAGTTGACCGTCCAAACCAATCCGCTCCTCGAGGCTTTCAACGCCGGTGAGTTTTCGGGGAGGATGGCGGCACGGGTTCAGTTCGACAAGTATCAGAACGCTGGATCCGAATACCAGAACGTCATACCTCTACCCCAAGGCGGTTATACGTCTCGTCCCGGTTTTCGCTATATAGGTAACGCTAAATCCAACAGCGTGCGCCCCTGGCTCCTGCCATTTATCTACTCGACCACCCAAGCCTATTGCCTGGAATTGGGAAACAACTGCCTTCGATTCTTCAAAGACCAGGCGCAAATCACCGCGCTCGACGTCACCTCGAGCATAACCAACGGCACCTTTGGTAGCGACATATCCAGTTGGACCGCACGAAACACCGGCTCCGGTGCGATCGCCCACGACGGCACCAATAACGATCTCAACCTGAACGCAGCCGGCAGCGGCAACGAAGCGCGTGCTTATCAATCCGTAGCAACGTCGAGCACCGGCACCGAACACGTGCTCGCGTTCGAGATCGTTGGTGACCCGGGCGACGAGATTACAGTGCGGATTGGATCGAGCGCCGGCGGATCTCAATACTATGCGGACGCCAAACGCTTGTGCGGCCGCCATACGATCGAGTTCACCCCAGACGCCAGTCCCTACTATGTCGAGTTCGAGAACGGGCAATCCAAAACAATATCAATCGACAACGTCTCGATCCTCGACAATGAACCGGTCGAGCTTGTTACGCCATGGCCCGAGGCGATCCTCCCTGACATTTCTTATGCACAGAGCGCCGACGTGATCTACTTTGCCGCCGGCGGCTCCTACCTGGTTTATCGTCTCGAGCGATACGGACACTCGTCCTGGAGCCTGATCAAGGTTCTGTTCAGCGACGGTCCTTGGCTGACGGAAAACGACACCGGAACGACATTGACGCCAGGCGCGACCTCGGGCAACGGCGTGACCATAACCGCGTCAGCGACGACAGGCATCAACGATGACGCCGGGTTCAGAACCACCGATGTTGGTCGACTGATCCGTATCAAAGACGCGTCGAACAAATGGCGTTGGATGCAGATTGTTGAATACACGTCAACGACGGCGGTCAAGGTCGACATTAAAAGCGACGCCTTGAGCTCTACCGCGGCGAGGGAGACCTGGCGTCTCGGAGAATGGAACGACACTGATGGATGGCCAGGCGTCGTCTCATTCATACAGCAACGATTTGCGACCGCTCGAACGACCAAGCAACCGCAAAAATTCTGGCTATCCAAGTCGGCCGACATCCAGAACTTTGCCGACGCCGACAATGAAGGCACCGTCCTCGATGACAGTTCGATCAACTACAAATTTGCGTCGCGGGAAGTCAACACGATCCGCTGGATCGCCAGCCGCAAGAAACCGATCATCGGAACCCAGGGCGGCAACTGGACATTGAATTCAGACGGCGCTGTCCTGACACCAACCGACATATCGGCCGTGTTCGAGGTGTCTGGTGGATGTGCGCCTATCCCACCCCTCGAGATCCGGTCGCGTCTCGTCTTTGCCCAGGCTCAATCCCGTAAACTCGTCGAGTTCGCCGACGTCATCCAGGACAACGGCCTTCAAGGATACGACAGTTTTGACCTGACCATTTTGAATGAGCGGGTATTGAAAGACGGCCTGATTCAATTGGCCTACCAACAACAACCGGACAGCACGATCTGGGGGGTCCGCGGCGACGGTCAGATGCCGACGCTCACCTACCAGCCCGAACAGAACGTCATCGGTTGGGCCCGAAACACTGTTGGCGGATCGTTCCATGGCGGTGATGCGATCGTCGAAAGCGTAATCACCATCCCCGGTCAGGATGGGACCGGTCAATTTAAAGATAGTTCCGGTCGGCATGAGGTATGGGTCGCGGTCAAACGCGAAATCAACGGCTCAACCGTGCGCTACATCGAGTGCCTGGAGAAGGTATTCAATGGTGACGAAGACCTGCAAGAAGAGGCGTTCTATGTCGACAGCGGATTGACCTTAGACGCACCCGTGACGATTACCGCGGCAACCCGTGCCAAGCCGGTGCAAATAACCGCCGCGAATCACGCATTCAGCGATGGAGATCTGGTCCGGATTGTTCGGGTTAAGGGGATGACCGAACTTAATTCTAACACTTATAAGATCGCCGAGGTGACAACCAACACCTTCGAGCTCGGTGCCATCGATGGTGTCAGCGTATCAGCTATTACCAAAGCCAACCCAGGTTCCGTCACCGCTCCAAATCACAATCTAGTGACAGGCAATGAGGTACATTTCCACGATATTGGTGGAATGACCCAGCTTAGCGGTAACGGCTATACGGTAACAAAGGTCGACGCCAACACGTTTACGATCGGCGTCGACACGTCATCTTACGGTACGTTTACGTCGGGCGGCCGCGTCTACCTGGCGACCGACGGCAGCGCATACACGACATACAGC